AGGATCATCGAATCTTTTCGAATGAAACCAGAGTACCTAGTTGATACTATAGAGGATCCTTCAACCGCCAACGAAGAGTTGGTGGAAGAAATCTCCAACTATATTCGGACATGGCCAATGCTTAAGTATATACCTAAGCTAGGCCAATCACAATTTGTATCGAGCAATAGAGCAGGCCCAAATGGACCGGCTTCTATTACAGCAATAAAAGACTTAACCGCTTTGCGGAATGAGCCAGAATTGCTGTCTGCTATCCGTAGTATGTTGAGTATTACCTCTCCATACATGGATATAGACTCGTACAAATCACACGAGGGCGACTATAAAACGTCAAAACTCGTTCTGTTAAGTGATAAAGCGTGTAAGACACGCGTAATCGCTATCGCAGATTGGTGGTCAAACTTCTCGTTGAACGCCATACATAAAAGTATGATGTCCTTCTTGAAGAGACTACCAAGTGATGTGACCTATAGACAAAATGAGATACCTAAACTTGTTAAAGGTTTAGGAACCTCCTTATACAGTTCAGATATGACAGCTTTCACAGATAGGTTCCCAAGGAAACTTGAGACCGCACTGTTGGAAGCTGCATATGGTAGCCATGTAAGTAGGTTATGGGAACAAATTATCTCAGGAAGAGTTTTCTCACACCCTATGGGTGGAGTGACTTATTCCTGTGGTAACCCCATGGGCGTATTAAGCTCATGGCCGGTGTCGACCGCAACTCACCACGCTGTCAAGCAATGGTGTGCCTACAAAGTAGGGATCAAACATCAGTATTTGATACTTGGGGACGATACACTTGACTCCTCTAAAGAGGTGTACAAGATGTACACGGATACAATCCGTGCACTCGGAGTTTCCATCTCACTCTCTAAGTGCACGCAAAGCGAACAAGGCTCTGCCGAGTTTGCTAAGCGTCTCTTCCGAAACCATATAGAAGTGACAGGTCTCCCTGTACATCTAATGGAATCGGTACGGGACAAACCTGAACAGTTCTTAGAACTAGTTAGGATTGCCCGAGAGAGAGGGTACGAGGATGAATACCTCGGCCCGTCTTTGGATTGTCTACTGTCAACCCATGCAAGTGGGAAGATGGTAGTCGACATGTTGTCTCTTCCGGAAAAGGTTACTGGAATGCCTCCACTGATAGAGGTTAAACCAGAGTCCTGGGGCGAGAAAATCTCTGCCCTTCCTGAAGAGTGTCTAGAAAGACTCCTAACAATTGCTAGGAATTACGTCTTTTGGACTACAACCATCGGGATTAACAAGCCCGATGCTCCAAAGAAAGTCGAACAGGTGACTGTAGAACCGAACCACCCGTTAGTCTTTGCACTTAGCGAAGACCTAATGAGGTATCTCCCGGAAACGGAAGATGAGTTCAGTATCTACAACGAATGGATGAAAGGGAACTATCGAGAGATGGCAAATGTGCCAAATATCGATACGTATCGTTATTACAACAAAGGGCATTATGCCACAAAGTGTAAATACGATGTGTTACACGCGCTACTTGCATTAGCAAGCGGTAACTGTAATATTCCCCTGCACAAACCGACGCCTATGAGCAACTTTGAGTTGTTCGAGCTCGGTTTCCAGGTCGCTCAAGATGAGCTTCTTGGTCCATAGGTAAACACAAAGGTGTACCACCCGGAGGTCGTGGCCCGT